AGTTCCGCACCACGGGGGAGCTCACGATGCTCGCCAACAAGTACCTCGGGGCAGGCAAAGCCGCCGGGTCGTGTGGGCCGTGCAACTCCAAACTGATGAAAGAACTCGAAACACTTGTAAACAATGCCGATACCAATTCCTAAACCATCCGAAGAGATGGACACCTTCATCGAGCGGTGCATGGCCGACGAGGTCATGGTCACCGAGTTTCCCAATGAGAAGCAACGCCTTGCCGTATGCGCAGTACAATGGAGCAGAAAGAGCTACTGACGAGCGTCTGGCTTCAGGTCGGAGCCCTGCACGACACAAGCAAGGACAAGACCGTCGCCGTCCACAGATGCAAGCGGGGGGCCAAACGCTTGGGTGTAGAATGGGAGGAAGTCATCGGTCGTGACAGGCATCGCGAGAAGGTCGAAGCACGGCAAATCATTTGCAAGTACCTTCGCGACTGTGGGTGGACATACTCGGCTATCGCACGCCTCCTGGGCCGCGACCATGCCACGGCCATCTACTCCGAGAGAAACATGAACCACCTCCTCGAATACGACAAAGACATCCACGCCAAGTGGCAGATTTTCCTCAACGCATAGTGTCAACCAAAACCGCCCCAAAGTGTCAAACGCATGACCATCAGAAAAGTCAAACGCATCCTGAACGAATCCGACGATTGGATCGTCTTCACCATGAAGAAAGTAAACGAGGACGAGGCAAGCATGGGAGCATACTACCAGAGCCTTGAGTCGTGGGAGATACTCCTCAACCTCGCCGTCAACGATTACCACATACGAGAAACCCTCCGCAATGTCATCAACACAGCCGACGCGTATCGCGACCAGCAAACTGAAGACGAATCCGAATAACCCCCGTACGATTCGCAAGGACCAACTCGAGAAGCTGGTCAAAAGCCTCCGGGAGTTTCCCGAGATGCTCGAAGCACGCCCCATCGTAGTGGACCCCGACTACACTGTCTTGGGCGGCAACATGAGATTGAAGGCAGCACAGGAGGCAGGGCTTAAAGAGGTGCCCGTCTACGTCGCTTCATGGGAGGAAGCCAAGCACAAGGAGTTCATCATCAAAGACAACCTCGCCTTCGGGGAGTGGGACTGGGATATGCTCGCCAACGAGTGGGACGCGGAAGAGCTTGACGACTGGGGATTGGACGTACCCCTCGAAGAGGAACCGACCGAAGGACTCACCGACCCCGACGACGTGCCCGAGGTTCCCGAGGAGCCCACCACGAAACCGGGTGACCTTTGGATATTGGGAGAGCACCGCCTCTTGTGTGGGGACTCTACCAACGCGGAACACGTGGCGCGGCTGATGGACGGGAACGAACCAGAAATAATTCTAACCGACCCGCCTTATTCGTCGGGCGGAAACCAAGAAAGCGGAAAGACGGTTGGCAGCATTGGCGCGCGCGGAAAAAGGAAGATTGAAAACGACAACCTTTCAACGCGTGGCTATGTCGCGTTGATGGATAGGGTTATTGCTAACCTTAGGGCGGCTCACACGGCGTTTGTTTTTTGCGACTGGAAGATGTGGGCTGCAACACAAGACGTTGTCGAAAGCCGTGGGTTGCGCGTTCGGAATATGCTTGTTTGGGATAAAGTACAAATGGGCATGGGAATGCCATTTCGCAATCAACACGAGTTGTGTTTGTTTGGTTCACGTCTTGCGGGTAAAATTGCAGACGGCAAAACGTCTAACGTTATCCAATGCAAGCGCGACCGCGAAGCCGAACACGCGACACCCAAACCCGTGGAACTTTTGGAGACGCTCTTAAGGCAGGTTGAAAGCGAAAACATAGCCGACCCTTTCGCGGGTGGCGGTTCTGCGTTTATAGCCGCCGAAAAGACGGGGCGCAAATGTTACGGGATGGAACTCGACCCCAAATACTGCGACGTCACCGTCAAGCGATGGGAGGACTTCACAGGTAAAAAGGCAGAGCTATGGAAGCAATAAGAACGAACAAGACGAACACCAAAAAAGAGGCCATGCTCGAAGCCTTGGAGCGTTCGCTGGGTATCGTGACGACAGCCTGCAACGCGGTCGGCATTGGAGGCACCACGCACTACCAATGGATGAAGGACGACCCCGAATACAAGCAGGCCGTCAAGGACATCGACAACCGCACCCTCGACTTCGCGGAATCACACCTCCACAAGCTCATCAAGGAAGGCAACCCAGCGGCGACTATCTTCTTTCTGAAGACCAAAGGCAAGGCACGCGGGTATGTGGAACGCCAAGAGATTGAGATGGCCGAGAAGAAGCCGCTCTCGTGGTTCGTGTCTGACGACTCCAGCGTGAGTTGAAGCAGCCCGCCACATACTACCACGTCAAGAACTCGCCCGCAAAAATCCAAGTACACCAAGGGGGAACGCGGAGCGGGAAGACATACTCTATCCTCACGGCCCTCATCGAACTGTGCCACCGCAACGAGAACTCGGGGGCCGTCATCACCATCGCTCGCAAGACCTTCCCCGCGATCCGTGCGTCGGTCATGCGTGACTTCTTCGAGATACTCGAACGGGAGGACATCTACAACGTCGAGCTCCACAACAAGTCCGAGGCCACCTACTACCTCTTCGGCAACCTCGTCGAGTTCATCTCGGTCGACCAGCCCCAGAAGGTCAGGGGACGCAAGAGAGACATCCTCTTTGTGAACGAAGCCAACGAGCTCACCCTCGAAGATTGGAGGCAGCTCATGCTCCGAACTACCGGCAAGGCCATCATCGACTACAACCCCTCCGATGAGTTCCATTGGATATACGACCACATACTCACACGCGACGACCATGAGTTCTTCAAGACCACCTACCGCGACAACCCCTTCCTCCCCGCGTCCACCATTCAAGAGATTGAACGACTCAAAGAAGCCGACCTCGATTACTGGAGGGTCTACGGCTTGGGAGAGCGCGGCGTTTCCCGTGCCACTATTCTCACGCATTGGAAGACAGTACCCCAAGTCCCTGACGGATGGAAGCTCCTCAACCTCGGCCTCGACTTCGGATATACCAACGACCCCACCGCGATAGTCAAGGTCTACACCGACGGCCACGGCTTCTGCCTCGATGAGGTATGCTACGCCACGGGCCTCACCAATGCGGCCATAGCACAGACGCTACGAAGCGAGGAGATAGGCAAGGCCATGATTGTGGCCGACTCCGCCGAACCCAAGTCCATCGACGAGATACACGGGCACGGGTTCAACATACACCCCGCAAGGAAAGGACCCGACTCCGTGCGTGCAGGTATCGACTTCCTCCGCTCACGTCCCCTCCTCATCACCGAGCGAAGCGTCAACGGCATCAAAGAACTCCGCAACTACAAGTACAAGGAAGACAAAAACGGTCGCCACCTGAACGAACCCGTCGATGCCTTCAACCACTTCATCGACGCGAGCCGCTACGCCATAACGTGGAACCAGACCAACCCGAACTTCGGGAAATATGCCCTCGGATAACTTGAGAAAACCACCCCCCATGACTTATAAGAATATGGAGCTCCGCCTTCCCGCCCACTATGCCGACCTCACCCTGCGCCACCTGATGGCCTTGGAATCGGAGACCGACCCTGTCAAGCGGGTATCGGCGGTGGCAGGCGTTCCTACCACCAAGCTCCGAGAGATGCCCCACAAGCTCGTCACCGAAGCCGACGCGCACCTCTCGCACCTACTTACCAAAGAGCACGCCCAACACAAGGAAGTCATTGAACTCAATGGCATCAAGTACGGCTTCATCCCGAACTGGGAGGAGTTTACGACGGGCGAATGGATAGACATGGAAGAGTGCACCACCGACTTCTGGAAGCACGCTCACAAAGCCATGAGCATCCTCTACCGACCCGTGGACAGGAAGTGGGGCGACAACTACACCATCCTCCCGTATACGGCCAAGGAGGACAAAGAGGTCTTCCTCGAGATGCCCGCGCCCTTGGTGTCGGGTGCCCTCCTTTTTTTTTGGACTACCGAAACCGAACTGCTGAACACTTTGCGGTCCTCTTTGATTCAAAAGACGAAGGAGGCGATGAGTTTGCTAACAAGTGGGGATGGTATCCCGTCCTCTACACCTTGGCTGGCGAGGACTATCTCAAGATGGATGCGGTCACGGCTTCACCCATCGGACACCTCTTTACCCACCTCGCCTTCCTGAAAGACCTCGACCACAAGCGTAAAGCATGATCACCTACAACAACATCGTCCAACGGTTCGAGACCTTCTGCTCCTCGCACCCTATGATTGAGACGTTCTCCCACGGGAGCCCTGCCGACGTGGACCTCGAGAAGTTCGAACGCTACCCGCTCGTCCATCTCGTATATACGGGGGCGGACTACAACACCGAACGCACCAAGACGTACAACCTCGAAGTGTATATCTTGACGCTACCCCCGAGCGAGACCGACAAGGTCACATATCAGAAGGAGAGCTTCAGCGACTCCGAGCAGATAGCCGAGGACATCCTGGCCGACATCCAGACGGGGGGCATCATCTTCACGTTCG